TGAGGCGACCATGTCACGAACCTGCTTATCTCCCGACAACCACCCTTGGTGGTAGGGGTTCTGCGGGTTCCTCATGATGTCATTGGCCTTCACCCTTCCGACTTGGAAGGTGGGTGAGGCATCCGATCCGACGATCCTGTCCTCACTGACGAGGTCGGTGGCACGGGCAAGAGCCTGCACGATCTCGCTCGGTTTCCATTTGGAGGTGTCGAGGGGAAGGCCAAGGGATGCTGCCATCTTCTCTGCCTTGATCTTGTTTGCCTCGTACTTGTCACCCCATGCATCGGCAAGAGACTTCTTGTCCGCTTCAAATTCTGCCTGCTTTGCCTTGAGTGCTTCCTCGCCACGCCTTGCCTCAATAGCGTTGAAATACTTCACTGCCTCCTGCACCTGTGCAGGGGTGTACCCGTTCTTGTGTGCAATCTCGGTGAACTCCTTGAAGGCAGGGTTGTTCGGGTCGTAGGAATCCTTTTCCAACTTGGTCAGGTAATCCTCTGCCTTTTCGGGCACACCCATCTTGGCACGGAATGCTTGCCATTCCTCCGGTGTGGATTTTTCATTGGGCATGAGCACGGCATCGGCTTTCTTGCCGAGGAGTCTCTGGGCATTGATCAGAGACTTTGCCAACATCTCCGGATTCTTGAACTGACCAAGAATCTGCTTGGAGTCGTTGAACTCCGAGGGAAGTCGGTCGAGCCAACCGTCACCGAACTCACCTTTCTCGTTGAGCGACCAAGGGCTACTCGTCGGGGAGGAAATCTCTCCAGTTCTGTTTCCTCCTAGGAGGTTTTCCCCACTCGCGCTCGGTGAGCTTGTCGGTTCTGGGGTCGATGCAATCGGTGCTGCGGCTGCGGCACTTGCTGCGTTTCCGTCCACGGGAGTGACTGCCTGTCCCTCTCCGGTCATCGTTGTACTCATTAGGATTCAATGGGGTTGGTGGTTTCTTCTATCTGACTGCGGACGAAAGGTGGCAATACACCACCCTCCAAAAATTCGGCATGCTCTGCCTCGGTGAAGTTTGCTTTGTGCCAGTTCAAGAAGTCTGGGTTGTGCCGCATGTCGCTCGACGAGATGACGATCTTGGGCTTATTCGGTTTTGGCTTTTTTTGGCTTTTGGGGTTCATTGATTGAGGATTGGATTGCTCGTTTGATGTGCAGGATGACCTGCCTCTGACCGTCACGGATTGCGGCACGATGGGTATCGAAGTGACCATCCCCATCGGCAATGAAGCATGGGTGTTCTGTGCCGAACCGGAGCATGAGGTTGTCCAGCATCTGGGTTGCCACATCGATACCTAGCCTTCCGAACGGACGCAGAATGTCGTCGAGAGGTTTGTGGTTGGGTTGCTCTTGGATGGGTTTCATAGATTACTGCTGCACTGCCTGCTGCACTCCCTTTTGAAGTGCAGGTGCCAAAGGAGAATCGGGTTTTACCGAACCAAGCTGCTGGGCAATGTTGGCTTGGTGGGCCTGCTGTTGCATCTGGGCCATCTGCTGCTGCTGCTGTGAACGGTTTTGACGGATGCCTGCAATGTCCTTGGGGTCGCGTAGGAACTCCGGATCGGCACCCGTGGTGAGTGCCTTGCGTCTGGCAATCTGATCCATGTCGAAATTGTCCATGGGCGACATATCTCCGGTGACCTGACAGACTGCCAGAGTGCCTTGGATGATTGGGTCGATGGCATCCACAGAACGGGTCGAAACGGCAATGGACATCTTGTTGTTGAAGATGACCTTGGGTTCTGGGATGTATTCTTCTCCCTTGGGGTTCTGCTGGATGAGTTCCTTGGGAGGGGTTGGCATCATGCCTGCACGGGAAAGGATCCCGTAGACACGCTTGATGATCGGAATCAAGAACTCGGTGGTGAGTCGTGCGTAGGTTGGGGAAAGCATGGTGAGTTTTTCACTCTCCATGGCACGGACTTGGGTTGCCGTGATTTGTCCTTGTCCACCCGCTTGCATGTCTTCCTGTGCGAACATCTGGAAGAGGGGGACATTGAAGGCATCCTCGATGTGCTGCTGCTTTTCCTTGATGCGTTCCATGCCGATGTCGTAGCGACCCTGCGTTGCCCATTCTTTGGGAACTGCGTTCGGGTTGCTCTCGTCGTAGTAGGTAATGCCACCTGCGGTGAGATCCGGTTCATCCGTCATGCCAGAAGGCAAGAGAAGGCGAGGGAATGCTGCCAATTCAGCAAGGGCATCCATTTGCTTCTGCAGGAAGTTTAACTGCTTGGCATCTGGTACTGCAACCCATGCAGACGACCATCCGTAGGGTGATTGTTGCCACTTGAGGAATCGGGAAACGAAGGCGGGTTGCTCGTCGAATCCGGAGTTGCGGAGCAGCTTCTTGGTGCCAAGTTCGATGTGGACGGAAGCGATAGACTTGTTCGGGCCATCCACCTTGCCTTTGGTGCGATCTTTCTCCTCACGGGGATAGATGGCCCACACGACATCGAGTTTTTCTTCCAGACCCTTGCCGTCCTGCAGTTCGTAGGTCTTGCGGGTCTTCTCACTGACATTGGAGAGTCCGTACTCCTGCACCACCTGACGCACTGTCATCTCACGCTTCACGAAAAGGGTGTCCACATATCCCTCGTTGTTCTCGCTGACTCGGAAGGTGCCGACATCGAAAGTACGGAAGAGCAGGTTGAAGTCGTCGGTCTTGTCCACGAACATGGCGCAGGTTCCAAATGCCGACCTGTCCAGATATGCCTCGTGGACGACTGCGTAGAAATTGGATCGAGCGAGTTCCTGCAGGATGATCTTGGAGCATTCTGCGTAGTATTCCTTCACACCGTCCGCTTCCTCGATCTGTTCCGGTGCCGTGAGTTGCACCCAGTTGGAGTCGGCATCGTTCACATACGACATGATGCCTGCAGCTTGAATCTGGCAGGCACGGACTGCGGTCGTGTCAAAGAGTTGGGTCTCACGGTCAAAGTTTGGCCCGTACTGTTGGTTGAGGATGTACGATTTCCTCGGCATGCAATAGGTGGCGAGGATCTGCCACATCTGCATCCAGTAGGAGGCATCGGCATCGAGCGCAGCCCACCGTGCAGCAATCTGCGCGGAGAGTTTCGTTTCGGAGACCTTGGGTGTCTTTACACCTTCCTCACCGTTCTTGAGGTCATCCTTTGCCATTATCGACCTAGGAGAGATCCCACTCCGGTTGCCGAGTTGACTGTGCCGTTCGGCCCCGTTTGACCAGCAGCACCAATCGGTGCCTTAAGGAGGCTTCCTTGGAACCCAAAACCTGCTCCTGCCTGTGCAGCACCTTGTTGTTGCGCCATCGCAATATCAACTGCTGACGAGGAGGGAGCAACTGGTGTTGCGGGTGGTGTTGGTGCTGCTGGAATGTTTATCGTCGGAGCAACTGGAACAGGAGGAAGACTGACAGAGGGTGCCTTGGGAGCAGGTGCAAAGAGTTCGGTGCCTAGAAACCCTCCAGCACCCTTGGCTAGGAAAAGCTGCTCTTTTTCCTCACCGCGATGGGGAGGGAATGGCACACCACCTGCGATTGCCATCTCCGGTGCCAAAAGCACAAAGATGTCCGATATGAAAGAGTACAAAGCGTTGATCATTGCCGTGGTGATTATCGTATATACACCACCGTCTCAACCGATTTTGTGGGTGAGTCGAAAGATTTTTTGCCACGGGTAGACCCGCAGATCGTTCTTTCGTTCAAAAGAGACATAGGGAAGGGGATGTGTGGCGCAGGCGAAAGCCATGTGGATTGGGCCTGACCAAAGGTATAGGTGCCAGCAGTCGTGGTACTCAAAGTCATTGACCCATGGGTTGACGATGTCCCTGTACCCTGCAGCCACGCACACGGGCCTCGCCATGATAAAGATGGTCGGATTGCTGACCACGATGCCATGGAGCATGTGGGCCTCTAGATCCTCGGCAAAAGTTCTCGCGCATGCTTCCTGCTGGTAGACTGCTGCTGCTCGTTCGACGGGTTTCATGCTCCCTTGAATCCCATTTTGGCATTCTTGAAGCGTCTCGGTGCGTACCCGTAGTCGATGCGCTGCGGGATGGCCCTGCGGTCTATCACGAGACCGTGTTTGATAGCTTGGAAAGCAATCGAGAAAGCGTCCGCTGCATGGGAAGCATGGTCATGAATGGGGATGTCACGAATCGTGATTCCATCCGTCTCGGACTTGCTTGCGTATTGGTCGAGCGCATCGAGACCCAACTGACACCCTGCCTCGTTGAATCCCACCCTTGGGAATGCCTCCAGTGCGAGGTTCACACCATCCCACACGGAGTTCTGTCTGGGCACGGGGACGACATTCTGAAGACCTGCTACCTGCAGTTGGTTCTGCCAGAGTCCACCGTTGGAAGTGGCACCGTCATGCGGTATTAGGTGGGCAGCGTAAGCGTATTGCTTGTCCATGAGTCTCTTG